AAATATTTGCACGTGGAGTTGACTACTTTAACCTAATCGAGGATCGATTTAAGTTAACTGCATTCCAAAAAACAGAATTATTAAAATATATTAAAAAATCTGGAACCGAACTTATATCAACCACAGTTAGACTACTAGATCCAACTCCAAAGAAATATGCTTTAAATATTAGTTTGGTTACATTTGCAGATTACGATAAAGATTCAATTAAGGGTCAAATCGTTGAACAAATAGGATCATATTTTGTTAATAACACACGTAAAGATCGTATTCCAAAGAGTGATTTAATTAAATTGGTCGAGGGAATCAGCGGAGTCGATTCAGTTAGTATTCAAATTATCGGTGAAGCAAATGAGGCATCTGCTATTAAAAATGCAAATATGGCAAATCCACCACTAGACGGACTAGATTCATTTAATGATATTATTATTAAGTCAAACGAGTTTGCAATTATTAGAGGCGGGTTTAGGGATAAAATTGGCAACGTTTATGAATCAGGCATGTCTGACGATAAGCTTTGTGCAATTAACATCTTCTTTAGAGATGAAACAAGATTAAACTAACTATGCATAGAGATTCAATTTTTAGAAAATCCATTGAGAGAAAAGAAAATCGCCTATATTTAGGGTTTTCATATAAAGATAAGATTATTGAAAAAACAGTATCTCCATATATGCTTGGAGTGTCTGCCTTTATGGATAGATTTTTATTAAAACTAGATGCAATAGTTTTTAACAATATTGAAGCGGTCAAAAAAATAAAAATATTTGCTAACCCAGCCCTGGATAAGAACACGACAAAACTAAACTAAAAGTCCAGTGATCAGCAAAGAGAAGAAAACACAAATAAAAAACGAACTCGAAAGCTTTTTGAGCTCATATTCTGGAGATACTTCAGAATATGATATAGTCGACGATCGTTTTAACGAACTTGAACAAAATCCACCAATTGATTTTGAAGAAATGAGTTCAGGCTTCAAGACTAAAGCTCTTGAGATCACAGATTCCCTATTTAAATTTTATGTAGACTTAGGTTTAATTACTCAACATGATTACCTAAAACAAAAGAAAGACCTCGATAATATGAATATCGAGACTATGTTCTTTCAGCATAAAACTATTAAGATGGCGATTGAAAGAATTATGGAAGAAATAAACCAGGGTGCAGCGCATCCGCGGTTATTTGAAGTAATGTCTCAATTACAGGATCGTCTTACTATGGTTACTAAAACTCAAGCCAACTATATGCTTTTCCTAGAGGATACGTACAGGAAAATGCGTAGCGAAGTTGATTCAAGAGGAGACCAAGCCGGTCTACCAGCCTCTTCAGTAAATGCAATTAAAGCTGGCGAATATTATGTCACAGCTGGAACCAAGAATATTATGAAAGAAATTCAAGGAGAAAAGAGTGATCAAGAGTTTGATAATAGATTAACTAATCCAAACGAAAAAAATTCGCTAATGACTGAGCGCGGATTGGAACACTTAATTCAACGTGATGAAGGTGATGAAGATCTAAACTCAACCATTTTTGAAATTATTTAAGTATGAAAGACTTTATATCATCGGGCGGTCGGACTAGCGTACAGCTATCTAAACTAGATGACACTGAAAATAGTTCAGTGTGGACTACTAAAAAGATTGATCAGCTACTAGCTGATTTTGAAAATGGTTTAATTGATATTAAAACTATCAAAAACTCTCCATTTAAAGACAATGACCCTGCTTGGAAAAAACCAAATTTAGTATTTGAATATTCTCCAGAAGAACTTGAAGAGATAAAAAAGTGTAAATCTGATGTGGTTTACTTTGCAAATAAGTATGCTCAGGTTTTAACTGAATACGGCGTTGAACAAATTATCTTACGTGATTACCAAGAGGAAATTATTAGAGGATTTGGCGCGAGCCGATTTAATATCCTAATGGCAAGTCGACAAATTGGTAAAACCGTAATGTCTGGTGTGTTTGTTGCATGGTATCTTATTTTTCATACTGATAAAAATGTCCTAGCAGTTGCCAATATTGCGTCAACTACCAAAGAGGTTGTTGATAAAATCAAATCTATTTTTGAAAATCTGCCATTTTTCCTAAAACCTGGCTGTATTTCAAATAACGTTATGTCGATGAAGTTCGATAATGGCTGTAGATTAATTGGACGTACCACCACTAAAAATACAGGTATTGGTTTTACTATTCACCTACTATACATTGATGAGTTTGCGCATATTTCGCCAGCTTACCTAGATTTCTTTTATCGAGCAATTTACCCTACTATTTCTGCATCAACTACATCCAAGATTATTATTACATCAACGCCAAATGGAATGAACAGATTCTATGAAATCTATATGGATGCACTAAATGGACTAAATACCTATGCTCCGCTTAGAGTTGACTGGTGGCAAGTTCCAGGCAGAGATGATAAATGGAAAGCTGAAACTATTGCAAACATGGGATCAGAAGAAGATTTTAACCAGGAATATGGATTGCAATTCTTTTCTTCAGATAGATTACTATTATCGTCAAAGGATCTTAAGAAAATATTTAGTATTGCAACCAAATACGAGGAACCTCTTAAAATCAATTGGGATCCAGAAGTACTTGCCTTAATGGAAGGTAATTTTACAGTCCACCCTAATCTAAAGGATTGGGACGAACAGGACTTTAGAAATTCTCCAGATCAATATGTATTTTCAGTCGATACAGCAGATGGAACAGGCAAAGACTTTTCAGTTATTAATATCTTTAAAGCAGTAGCCCTTCCAATAAAAACGCTAGAGCCAATTAAAAATCTAATTAAATCTGAATTAGACTGTATTTCTCTTGTACAGGTTGCAACTTGGCGAAGTAATCGACAAACCATTAATGAATATGCTCAAGTATTAGAATATTTAGTTTACAGACTATTTAATTTTGAAAATCTTAAAGTCCTAATAGAATTAAACCACAAAGGGGACTTTATTTTGGATAAGATCTCAAGTAATGAACAATATTGGCCTGGCCAGTTAATCCACTCTAAACATACTGAAGCAACTAAACTACTTAAACCAGGTCTTAAATTAAGTGTTACTAATAAAATTAAATTCTGCGAAAGATTTAAGTATCACGTTAACGTAAATAAGATTTTGCCAAACGAAAGTAAAACCGTAATGGAACTCGGTTCATTTGGTAGATCAACCAATGGTACATACCGAAGCCAAAGCGGAAATGACGACTTAGCAATGACTTGCGTCAACTCAGCGGCATTCTTTGACTCTCCAAGCTTTTTAGAGTTAGGTACAGAGGTTTGGGATAGAACTAGTGAAGAATATAAAAAGGCCGTAACTGAAACAATTTTAAATTCAATTCAGGGAGACGGCTCATCCAAGATTACATCAGATTTAGTAGGTTATCTAAACGATACGCCACAAATGAAAAAACCAGGACAAAGACAAGTGTTCGATGCAAATTACCTAGATTCATATAAGCAGACTTTGTCTGGATTTTATGGAGATCAAAAAAACTAGTGAAGAATGATTAATTTTGACTTAACTCGAGATAGAGATGTTATTTTTAGAAGAACTATCTCGGCAATTCAACTAGCAATAGAGAAGAATACTGATGTTGCTGAATTGCCAAATGTTAAAGTTGCCGAATCCGAAATTGATGCATTTGTGTTAAGAGATGGATGGGAAGATGCAATTGAAAAAGCAAAAAAACACTTCGAAGAACTCGAAGATTATGAAATGTGTCATACATGTATGTCACTAATTGAGCAAATTAAAAATAACATTAACTAATGCAAAGATCCACAAAAAGAAGAGGTACTTCTGCACAGTCGATTCCAGACTTGCTAAAACAGGTTTCACTAAAGCCTTCACAAAAAGACTATCTTGATACTATTCTAAATAATGATATAACTTTATGTTATGGACCAGCTGGAACAAGTAAAACGTTTGTAGCATGTTATGCTTCTATGAAATTACACACAGAAGACAAAATACAGAGAATAATTTTATCCAAACCAATTCAGGAATCTGGAGAAAAGCTTGGATTTTTGCCAGGAGATATTAAAGAGAAAATCGATCCATTTATGGAAAGTTATCGAACTAACTTTGAAAAAATTGTTGGCTGGGATAACTTAGTTAAATTAGAAGGTGATGGTCTTATTGAATTTAGACCAATGGCATATATGCGAGGAGCAACATTTGACAATTGTCTAATGGTATTAGATGAAGCACAAAATGCAGATTTTAGACAGTTAATGCTGTTTATTACCAGAATGGGAAAAAATTCAAAGGTATTAATTTGCGGAGATGTAAGTCAATATGACATATCAAGAGACAAAGTGGCACTTCCTAAATTTATTGAAATGATGAAGGGTATTAAAGGAATGGGAATTCACACATTTGGAGACTCAGATATCGTTCGTAATAAAATTTTAATAGAAATTACGGAAAGATATGAGAAATGGAAGACCACAAATAAAATTAATTGGTAAATTAACCTAGTACACAATAACACTATCTAGAAAAACACTTTTATGGCAATAAACAAAAATCTAACGGGTTACGAAGATTTA